AGAATACAGTGTCTGAGAAGTAAGATAGTCCTCTATTAACGATGAACGCCTTGTAATCTTTTTCAGCCAGTTCATCATTGTCGGTGTCAACCATCAAATTTTCTTTTGATTGATTGATAGCATTTAGGTAATCAAATGGTGTCATGTTAGTACTTTGATGTGGTATACTTCATCATTTCAGCAATGACATAATCTTCTACTTTGAACATTGAAATTACTGCATCTTGTTCAATAGGCACTAATACCATTTCATCAATCCATCCATTTGACCGTGTGATGTTTCTAATTTTACATTTGAAATTATTTTCAATGCGAAACAACCAACCACTCCATCTGTAATGATATTTTGGTGCAGGAATAGTAACAAAATAAAATTCATCAACACTTCTACATTTTGTCAACTGACTTTTCTTGAATGCAATTGCTCCTTCAGTAATAAATGGTGTGCCGACTTTGACTTCAACAGTCTTGCCATCCGCCAATAAATCTTTTTCAGAATCAAAGTTATCTAATGAAAATTCAACTTTTCGGTTTTTAGCAAGATAGTTGCCTACATATTTCTCACCAATCTTACCAAGAATTTCAATTTTCTGTTCTCTTGTCAATACTGTTTTCATCATTTAAACTCACAGTCAATCATCACTTCAGTTAAGAAAGCGACAAAGTTAATTTCTTGGTCAACGACAAATGCAGACTTGTATTGATATTCAGCAAGCAATAGAACCATACGCCCAACAGAATTAGGATTCAAGCATTCATTGCTGCTATCAAAGATTCGTCTGAATAGTACTGATGGTTCATTGTCTAGATTCTCTGCAACCCACTTACGCATACCCGTGAAATCATTTGCTTTCAATCTTTCAAATAATGCCTTGAAATTGTCACTTGAAATATTTGCAAGAATTCCAGTATCAATCTTACCTGTAGCAGAGTAACGTTGCAGTTCATTAATAACACGCCTCCAATCAGGAAAGTGTTTCATAATAAGTTCAGCAACAACTCGTTCTTCAAACTCTACATTTTCTTTTTGCAGAATACCAGTCACACGTTTCATAAAACGACCAGCAAGTTTTGGTCTGTCTGATGTGTTTATCTTGAATTGTACAACGGAGCATCGGCTGTGGAGTGGTGCGATGATACGATTAAGAAAGTTGCAAGTAAGGATAAAACCACAATTAGCAGAAAACTCTTCCATGAAGTTTCTGAGTGCGGGTTGAGTAGATTGCGGATTGAGATAATCAGCTTCGTCAAGTATAACATATTTGCGACCACCAGAGAATGATACAGTTGATGCGAAGTTTTTAATTTCATTGCGTAGGGTATCAATGTTGCCATTCATAGACCCATTAATAACAATATAATTACATCCGAGTTCTTCAAGCATAGCCTTGGCGATAGTCGTTTTACCAACACCAGGACCACCAGTAAGAATTAGATTGGGCACATTCTTTTGGTCAACGAATTGTTGGAACGTAGCCTTTAAATCTGCTGGAAGAATTGTGTCTTCAACAGTTTTTGGTCGATACTTTTCACACCAGAGAAAATCTTGTAGCATGTATTCACCTTATCATAACATAAAAATGCATTATAACACATTGCATGTTAGAATGCAAGCCGAGTGTTACTTAGCAACACTCTCATAAAGGGTCTCAACATCATCTTGTTCTTGTTGGACCTCGGTGAAGTTTTGTTTGTGATAAATCTTTGCAAGTTTGCGAGTGTACTTTTTAGGCAACTCAAATTTATCTTCTACGGTGGCAAGAATGTCTTTAATCAAATCGCGCTCGGCTTCAATGCGAGTGAGTGAGTTTGAAATTTCAACAAGTGCATCCAGAATCTTTTTGCGGTCCTCTGGAGAAGACGGAACAATCACGTTACTGCTCATAATATTTATCCTTCGTACTTAGAACCGGCTTCAGTAGCAATCCAATATTCAATTTGGTCGGTTACGTGTTTAAAATGTGAGATTCCCTTAGATGAAATTGCAACATCATACGTACCAGGAATCATCTTAAGATTTTCTGTAACAAAAATCATTCGGAAGTTGGCTGAAGTTCGACCAACTGTAATTGAGAAGTTGTCTGAATCTGTATTCTTAATGTCAAGTGCAGAGATAGAAATTTCAAAACCATTACCAGTTACTGCAATGTTTGGAAGACCTAAGATACCAGACATTTTCAACACTTGATTCATGTCATCTTTTGTCAGTTTAAAATTCACTTCAGAGTTTTCAATCTTCAACTCTTTTACAGGCGGTGCCACAATCATAGACTCATCTGCAAGTCCGTATGTGGTTTTAGATGTGCCAGATTTTACTGTGAGATTATTTGCATCAGAATTAAGGACGATCTCAGGATCAGTTAAAGAACTGCAAAGTGAAAGAAACCGATTCAAGTCATAGATAACAAAATCTTTTTCAAATGTTTCTGTTACTGTAGCTTTACCGAGTACGTTTTGTCCCTTAGAGATTGTTCGCACAACTGAGCCTTCTTTGAATTGCATACCAGCATTAATGCTAGCAAAGTTTTTAAGAACATTAATTGTTGATTCACTGAATTTCATTTTGTTTTCCTTCATTCAAGTCATGTACGTGTAGCATGATTATAGCATAGTGCAATATTTTTAGCAAGTCTTTACGATTACGGCCGTCTTTCTTGCCATACCTTTGTGCGTATTTCAGCACGTTTCCAATACAGAATCCTTCACCATGTCCACCATCAATGATGAATTCTGTTGCTTGAAATTTGTTACGGGAATAATGTTGCCCGTATGTTGAGTCAATGTAAGATTGTAGTTCATCTAAAATTTGATCTTCACTGTAACGATATTCAATCATTTTGTGGTTCGTTTTACAACATCATCACCAGCAGTTGGTGATACATTGATTGATGCAAGTGCTTGCAAAGAACCACCAAAGATATAACTACCAGCATGTTTCAACCGCATCCATGGAAGCAACCACACTTTGCCGCCAGCTTTGCGCATCCATTGACAGAACATGTAATCTTCTGAAAGATAGCGTTTTGTATCTGGGCAAATAACGCAATCAAAGTAAGCCATGATTTCTCTACTGCCATCAAAGTTTTCTGTGCGTATGTGGTCTGGTTTATAACTTTGCATCGGAAATGCTTTGTCGTATTTTTGAAGTGCTTCACGGGTAATCAACATGAAACCTGTGCCGCTTTCTTTCACTTCAACTGGCTCATCAACTCTAAATTGTGTTACGCCATCTGCTGGATTAAAAACAAAATCGCCAACAAATTCTTCTAAATCATTTGGATTTTTATCTGCATAGCCTTTGTCAACCGCAACTTTAATTTTTTCCCAAGAAATTGCTTTCTTTGGATATGGGCCACATACAACATCCATGTCATCACGGGTAGACGCAAAGTGCATCATAACTAAAACATCTGTCGCATCAAACTGAATGTCGCTATCAATGAAAATCATATAATCGTAACCACTGCGAACAAACTCATCTGTCAAATAATTTCTAGCACGTTGCACTAGTGATTCATTGAAGATGAAAAACAATTTAGCCTCAATTCCATATTTGGTGCACATAATCATCAAATCGGTAATTGCTTTGGTATAAGAACCATGACATTGTCCACCATACATTGGTGTTGCGACAAAAAGTTTTTTGGTTTTTATTTTCTGAATATCAATTTCAAACTGCATAATTTCTCCATACTGTTAAATTAACTTACACTATTATATATAAAAAAAGAGGCTACATCAAGTAGCCTCTAAGGCATTACTGCCAAGGAGATTTAGAACGGAATTTCATCTGATACTGTTTCAGTTTTCACTTCTTCAGCACCAGCATCAATCTTGGTATACAAATCAAGGAATGACGTTTTGGTTTCGGCGTCAAAACGATTGATACAGTACTTGATTGCTTCCATCTTATCATTGAAGATGGTGTATGCTTCAGCAATGTGAGACAGCCGGCGAGTGGAGATCAATTCATCAATTGCACCTTCTTCAAAGGTCTTACGGATGATATCAGCCCACTTCACAAGATTTTCTGCGAATGCTTTGTCATCAATGCCAAGGCTTGCAAACAACTTAGTCAAAATCTTGGTTTCAACTTTTACATCAGGATATTCCTGTTCTACAGTAATTGGGAACCGTTCAAGGAACGCATCATCAATAATTGTAGCAGCCATGTAACGACCAGTTTCATCACCTTTGCCTTTGGTATTCGCAGTTGCAATAATGTTGAAGCCAGCAACTGGTTCAACAAATTCACCAGTCTTCTTAACAAACAAACCTTTGCCTTCAAGTACACCCTGCAAGCACATTAGTTTATTTGAACCGCGGTCAATTTCATCAAGAATCAAAACTGCGCCAGACTTCATTGCTTGAATAACTGGACCATCAAACCATTTTGTCTCACCATCAATCAGCCGAAAGCCGCCAATCAAGTCATCTTCATCAGTCTCAGGTGAAATATTCACACGGAGACATTCAACTTTCAGTTGGGCGCAGGCTTGTTCAACCATGAAAGTCTTGCCATTGCCAGAGAGACCAGAAACAAATACTGGATAAAATTTCTTTGATGCAACAATGCGTTTCATGTTGTCAAAGAACCCAAAGGGAACATACAACGAATTCACTTTGGGAATAATTGCGCCTTCTTGCATACGAGCAACGGAAGACATTTTTGCAATTGCTTTTGCGACAGGCGCCTTGACGGGTTCAGAGATTGGCATAGAAGCAATTGGTTCGGCTTTGACTAGTGCAAGACCAGCCATGTTGATGTTGAATTCTTGAAGAGGCAATTGATACTTACCGCGAGCAATCCGGTATTGTTTACCCTCAAGCCAAACTTGACGTTTCATGCCAGTTTCTTCAGAGAGTGTCACCAGTTGATCGTGTGTCACAATTTCACCAAACCGCTTTGCAGCTTCGGTGACAAATAAAATCTTTTCAGTTTTCGTGGTCATAATGTAAAGTATCTTTCAGTTAAAAATCAATTCAATACTGGTAGTATAACAGACCATTTCTGGCCTGTCAAGTGTTTTTTTTTGACTGTTGTTTTCACACAACATCAAGCAATTTCCTTGATTACCTTAGACAGTAGAACACGGTTTGTCAACCGATTTTGGTTCATCTTTAAGAATGCACCTTTCAACTTGCGGGCAGAAACAACTTTGACTTCACCAAGAATATCTGACAACGAATCGTCTTCGGTAGACAAGTCTTCTCCACCAGGAATCAGGAAGTACTCAGA